TAGTTTATGGAAACACGGTGGGCAAACCTTTAAATCTTCACGACTAGTCCCTGTTGATTTATAAACTGCTAATGCACCCCAAGAGCTCTTAGGGGTGCATTTTTTTTTGTTAAATTCCACCATAACCAAGTTTACTAATAAGTGGGTCACCACCTACGATAGCATTATTAGTTGTATAACCAACATTACTAACCCTATTGTTTGTTGATATATCAACAAAAGGTGTTCTGGGTGTTGAGCGCTCCTCCATTAATTTCTTGTTTAGTTCATAAGTTTGTTGTTCAGCTTTAGTATAAAATGAAGTTTGAATTGTGTTTGGTACTATAAACTTTTTATTCATCAGTTTAAAGTTTTCTTTTATTTCTTTTAATTCTTTTACTGTTTCTCCTGTATTTGATTTTACTTCATTAAATATTAAATCATCTCTAGTAGAACCAGCACCAGTTACTTGTTCATTATCAGTTTCTATTTTTTTAAAATTCAGCAGGTTTCTAAGTGCTGCATAAACCTCATTAGCAGCTGTTCCTAGTCTTTGGTCGTAACCACCCAAACCATCTTTAAATGCTTCTTTGCCCAATATTCCTGCTACAACTGCATTTCTTTGTGCATTTGGAACATAAGGAATAAGACCTTGATTATCTATTTTTTGTCTTTCGAACTCATTTATAGCATTTGCATACTCTGTCATAAATGCTTTATCTTCATCATTAGCTTTTTTAAACATTTCGTTTAATCCTGCTGTGCCTTTATAAGCAACAGTATCAAATATTTGCTGTGATAATTTCTTCTCTTTTCCTTTAGAATCTAATTCATCAGTAAGCTTATTTCTTTTGGAAGCTTCTAATCTAAGTACTTTATTTTCTGCTGCACTTTTGATACCAAAAAGATTTGCTATTTTAGGGAATGCTTCATAAAATGCTTCTCCTATAGCAGAAACTATTCTTTTAAACATGATTACTAGGTCGTCCTTTATACCTTCAAATAAATTTTCATTTTTAGTTGTATAACCAAGACCAGCTAAAGTTACTCTAACAAGAGATTCAAAAGCATCAAACAAATTATTTAAAAAGTTTAAACTTTTCTGTTTTAAGTTTTCAGTATAACCTAACTTCACTCCGTCTTTATCTAAATCATCCATACCTACACCAAACAATGCACCAATCATTGTAAAAAAACTAGCAATACTTTCAAATAATTTACTTCCTGTTTTATCTTCATCTAGTACCTTTAACATATTTTTACCAATTTGCACAAAAAAATCAACTACTTTTTTAAAGCCTGGTATTACTCTTTCTTTCATAACTTTAAGAAATTTTGGCCAATTATCAGAGTTAAAAAATTTATCTAGTAATAGTATTCCACCTATAGCAAAACCACCTTGAATTAATTTTTTTATTGTACCAAAAAGAGTATCTTTACCTGCTTTAAACATTTTACCTATTCCAAGACCTCTATTTAATTTTCCAATACCTTTACCTAAATTTCTCATTACTCTATTTTGATATGTTGCAAATTTTGCTGCATTTTTAATCGCAGATGGTGCTTTTTTTAATTTATCAGAAACCCTAGTAGCTAACATTTTCATTTTAGAGTCTTTTGCTGCAACTGCTGCTGATTTTTCTGCAACAACCGCTGCTTTTTTATCAACCTCAATTTGTTCATTATCTTTTTCTAATTGTGCTGTCTGTGCTTTTGTAAGTCTTCTAGTAACCATCTCTGTAGTTTTATCTTGAGCATTTGTTAAATCAGTTAACTGACTTTCACGACTTTCATTTTGCTTAGTTATACTCTTATTGAGGTCTTGCATTTCTTTTACAAGTTCTTTAAAATTTTTATCGTCAGCCATAATTGTTTCCTATTTTTTACTTGAACCAGTATACAATCCAAACCATGCTGCACCAGCACCAACAACTACTGAAACTAAACCACTTTGTTCCATTGTAGGTGCTTCTAATGCCATGTACCATGTAACAACTTTATATAATAAGTAAATATATGTTGTTATGAATACTCTTGGAAATATTCTCCATTGGTCAACTGCATACGCTAAATCAACAGTTTTTTGATATTTATTATCCATTTCTTTGGTTTTCCTTTTTCATTTCTGCTTCTTCTTTTTTAATATGTTCTATCAATAATCCTGTGTATACTTCCCTTTCCCAAGGCATCATATTTTCTAACTCTATCAAATTATATTTATGGTGTTGCATCAATGCAAAGTTAGTTTTATAATAATTATTTACTGAGTCATGTGAAAGGGCTATGCTAAAAAAGAATCCATACCCTCCAATGTTATCTTACTCGTTACTTTTGTTTTTGGGTTTGTGATATCAACCACCATTTTTACTTTTGGCATGGTATCAAAGAATTTTAATACACCTTCAAGTTGTTGGGTGCTAAACTGGTCAATAAAATCATCTATATCTTTATCAGAAATATCAATCCTACTATAGATTGTATCACCATCATGCACTTCATGTATACAACTTTTTAAAATAGAAAAAATAGAATCTGTTTCACTACCCTTTTTGTCTATCGTTTTTATATTATCTAAAGTAGGATATTTCATATGCATGGTAATATTACTTGTAAGGGGTATTTTGTCGGTATGACCCTCACCTATATCAATATCTAATTTTGTTAAATCAACTTTTGTAGGAACACGAGTTTTATTATCATCTGGACACAAAAGATTTAATTCTACCATTTCCCCCACAGATTTTGCTCTTAGCTGTAAAAATATATATTCGACATCAAATAAATTAACAGTCTTTACATCTACCTTTCCAAATGTACAAGAACTAATTAAAGTTTCCATTGCATCATACATTTGATTGTCATCTTTACTTTCTTCTGCAATCATTAAAATCTTTTGTTCTTTTACTAAAAATGGTCTAAATTTAACTTTTTCGCCAGTTGATGGTACTTCCAACGTATATGTTGGAGATTCTAGTTTTGGTAATGCCATAATTTTTCATCCTTTATTATACTATAATCTTGAAAGAACCTTTGGAATGTTAGCTCTAAAGTTTCTTTCTATGTTGTTCACGATTAAATCACCAATTCTTTCACCTAAAGGTCTTGGTAAATCGCCTTCGTCTGTTAAGTTTTTCCAATATCTGTATGAGAATGAAATTCCAACTGTTGCAATAGTATTGCCAGCTGCATAATCTAAAGTCACAGGTTCAACACTTTTTGGAAAACATTCGACCAATTCAACTCCATACTGTCTTCTATCTTGTTCATCTAGTTGGTAAATTTGTATACCACCAACATAACTATTGTAATATCCAACATCAAATGATATTGGGTCAAATGCAAGTCTTTGCCATGTTTCAAAGAATGTTTTTTCTCTTAAATCAGTTGATAATTGAAATTGTGCTTGCAATTCTGCAAAAGAAAACCCTTGAACAATATTTCTAACTGGCCCATAAATATTCGTATCTTGTTGTGAGTCTAATGTTCTGCCTGGAAATGATATTTGACTACATCTCAATGATGTTCTTCTTACAGTACCATCTCCTTCATTTTGACCCATTATCAGAGCCCATAAATTTTTTTCTTCAGACCTACCTCCACCTTTAAACCCATTTGGTGGTTGGATAAGAATTTCATATCTACTGGGACGTGCATATCCATCACCACTACGAAATTCACTAAGAATTTCATTAAGAACTCCGTATGCAGTACCCTCTAACAGAGGCCCTGCTTTTCCATATTTTGCCATTAAATCATACTCCTTGAGTCGTTCCAAACTTTAGCTGCAGATGTTTTACTAAATCGTTGAACTGGTAATAGGGTTGCGACAACAAACTCATCTGCATCTACCTTACGAAATGATGATTTGACATGACCAGCAAGATATCGTTTGATTGTTGGTCTTAATATTGGTTGTCTTTTTAATTGATTATATTTTTTCAACACATTTAGTTTTGTTTTACTGTCAAAATTAGTGTCTGAGCTATAATCCATCAATTCATCTAATAGTCTTATCCTCAATGGTATGGGTAGGTAGTGTAGATTGATACCTAAGAAACCATCTGAATATCTCTCTATGGGTAGAACCAAAGGAAACCTATCATAGTATGGTAATGTTTTTTTAAACTTTGGGTCATAGAAAAACATGTTTAGATTACCATAGAAGGGTCTAGTGTTTTGTTTTCCATCTCTTATTAGTTGCATAGCAGAAGGTTGACCAAACTCTGCGATTTTATCTCTAAACCACGCAGTAGATTTTGGACGACCTTTTGCTGCTTTAACTACGCTTTGCATATATTTACTAGGTACTTGTGCCATACTACTATTTATACTGTGGATTCAAGTGGTCTTCAGTAAGAATTTTAAATTCCATACCTCTGTTCTCACAATAATCTATCGCACACTTCCATTTGGCTTGGTTGATACCCCAAGTCTTGACTTCGTTATACCATCTCTTGGTTTTACGTTTGGGTATTTTAATAGGTTCTTTACATTGAGCCTTAGGTTTGACCTCAATAATAAACTTCTTATATGTACCATCACCTTGTTTTATCTTGATATAGAAATCTGGGAAGTATCTATGCATTCTTCCGTCCCACGGCGACCTATAGGGCACTATAACTTCCTCACTACCCCATTCTATAACCTTCTCATTCCTATCACAATATACCATAAACTTACGTTCCCACAAAGAACGATAGATTACCTGTGATGGATTGCCAACATATTTCTTGGGATTGTTGGGAATATATTTTCCTTTGTACGACATATTATATAACTCTTATAAATAGTTTAAATCCTATAGGAGTATTTATACATGCCATTTTCATTTCGTACAGCAGCTTTAAATTTTGGAACTTCTGTTTTAACAAATACTATTTCAAACGCTATATCTCGTAAAAGTGGTAGAGGTGGTTCATATGATTTTGCAGATTTAAACAACTTTAGTGAAGGCCTTGGAAAACTTGGAATGAAAAATCTTAGATATCCCTTAGATGTAGAAGCAGCTCCAGGCTTGGGAAATCAAGGACATTATATTATGTTCTTTATTAATGAACAAACACGTTCACAATTAAAGGTTGGGTATGAAGGTATGGCAGGAGTATTTGATGAAGGTAGAAACCTATCAAATGCGCCAAGAGAACTAACTGCATTAGAGCAGATGACTGGCACAGGCCCTCAATATGAAGGTAATTCTCAATATGCACAAACACCAACATCTAAACTAGATTTAAATAAGAGAATAAGATTTAAAGACCAAAATTTAAATAGAAAACCAGCTGGTGCTGGAGAATCAACAGTATATGTAAAGAGAAGAGCAACAAAAAGATTAAATACTGCAATTAGTATGTACATGCCAACAGGAGTTAAAGCTACATATGGTGCAAAATATGAAGATTCTGCTATAGGAGCAGGTGCAAGATTTGCTGCTGACCTTTATTCTGACGTTATGGCAGGAAAAGATGCTGCTGGTTCTATATTAGATACTTTAGAAAAGGACTTTCCTCAAGCTGTAAGAGAAGCAGCAATACTTGCTGCATTAAAATTAGCAGAAAATGTTCCAGGCTTTCAAGGTGCAACAGATGTATTAGGGATGGCAACAGGAGAAGTTGTTGCAGAGAGATTAGAACTGGCTTTTAGAAATATTAACAAAAGAAAATTTCAATATACTTTTAAGATGTTACCAAAAAGTCGAGAAGAGGTTGATATGGTACATGAAATAGTTCTTGCGTTTAAAAAACATATGTCTGCATCATTTAAAGATGGAAATAGGTCTGGAAAAACATTAGTTGTGCCAGACACATTTAATATTGAATATATGTACAACGGTGGTGCTAATCAATACCTTCATAAAATATCAGAGTGTGTATTAGAAACAGTAGATGTATCGTATGGTGGCGACAGATATAAAACTTTTGCTGGAGTTGATGGTAAAGGTGCTCCTCCAGTAGAAACCACATTATCTCTTAATTTTGCAGAACTAGAATTAATTTCAAGAGAACGTATAGAAGAGGGATTCTAATTATGTATTTTAACTCATTCCCAAAAATATTTTACGATTCAGATGCAAATTATAACTTTAAAGTTGTTACCAATTTATTAAGACGTGTCGCTGTTCGTGCAAAAGTAAAAGCAAACACATTAATGTACGACACCTATGATATAAAGAATGGTGAAACACCAGAGTCTATTGCTTACAAATTGTATGATGATGCAACTTTACATTGGGTTGTTCTTATTGTAAATGATATCACAGACCGTTATCATCAATGGCCTATGTCATACATACAATTTAGTAAATATGTTACTGAAAAATATGTTAACACAGATGGAACTTCCAATGTGAGTGGTGTACATCATTATGAAATTGCACAAAGTTCTGGTGATACCGATACTAAAATAG